AAACGGTTAGATTAATCTCAGCCCCGGGGAACATGCGGCGTATCGCGGCTCTGTATTCGGCTAAGATTTTCCCAAACTCCTCCGGTGAGACATCCCCAAACGAGTCCATCTGGATGGTTTCGCGGTATTCTGTGGCGTGGACAGGCATCCACTCAACTGGTATTGGCTCCCATCCATAGGTGGCGTCTCTGGACTCTCGATTGTATTGCCCTGTTTTAGCATCAACGTAAACATTGTGGTCTTGCTCAATTTGTCTGGTTTGGTCATTTGTCAACATCTGTCCAGTCTCCAATAAGGGGTAAAGGGGGTGTTATGCCAGCTTGCCGCATGGCATTTGTAAATCATCTGCTGTCGGCTCTCTCCAACCACCTAGGGCAATGCGGGCCAGGTATTGGGATTCTGTGCATGCCATTAATCGCCAATATGATCCGCCTAGGCTGTCTACAAATTGCATCATAATCCTGTGAGTTAACATTGGCCTTATCTCCAAAGTAAAATTAACTGCTATCAACTACACAGAGTATATCGGACAACCTGATAACCTGTCAACACATTATTCCACCATTTTCCACAAAAAACCACGAAAACGCTATTACTAAGCAAAAAACGCAGAAAAAACACGTAGAAAATAATAGAACTACGGGTTAAACAGTAGAAACAATTCAAACATTTCAACGGATCAAAGATAATGCCAGCCGGAAGGCCAAGAAAGTACAAGTCAGTTGAAGAGATGCAAGAGAAGATCGACGCATACTTCGAAGCAACTCCCGAGGGGCGGCTTACTGTCACTGGATTGGCTCTTGCGCTGGATTTCACAAGTCGTTTGGCACTAATCAATTACGAGGGGCGGCCCGAATTTGTTGACGCAATAAAAAAGGCCAAGTTGCGAATCGAGCAGGATTATGAGCTTGGATTGCGGGAAAAGGGCAAAGCGGGGGACATTTTCGGGCTGAAGAACTTCGGCTGGAAAGATCAGACACAGATGGATTTGGGCGTTACAGACGGTTTCGGCGATCTTCTGCGAGAGATCCAGGGGACCAAGGACGTTTTGGTTCAGCCGAAGCGGATCGAGTCGCAAGTCGTTGAATAGCAAGGGGTAAGAGAATGACAGAGAATAAATGCAAATGGTGTCAAGCGGATCTGAGCAACCCACGGGCCAAGTTCTGCTCGGATAAATGCAGGATGAATTACAAGCGGCACGGGGTTCAACCCGAACAACCCGAACAGGCTGACCCGAACAAAACAGCCCAACCCGAACAGAATCCACCCGAACAAACGACCCGAACAGGCATTGACCCGAACAACCGGACACAACCCGAACAACCGTTGGATTCTCAGGCAGTTGACTCCTGCTGCCCTGGGGCTGAGGCGGGAGATTGCAGCGCGGGCCGGGACATGGATCGGCTGTTGATGCTGGCTGAGTGCCGGCACGTCAAAAACGCCGAGGACCGAGGCAAGAACGAAATCAACCTGGGCGACCAGATGACCAAGGGGGAGTTACCCAGCGGCGTTGTCAATCGGGTGAGTCTGCCGGGCGATCCTGATTACACTGGCGTCTGCCGAGAGGTGGACGGGGTGTGGGTGGCGGCGTGATGCGGTGCGATAAAGCAGCGAGGGTAAAGTTCCCCGCAGACAGGATCAAAAACGGGTGGGATTGCGAGCATTGTGGGATGCTGAATGTAGCGTGTTGCGACGAATGTGATGTTTGTTACTCGCCTCGTGTAGAGATTGATACCTATGACCCGGAATTGGCTCAGGAGATCCAGGACGTGTATCACGATGACTACCCGGACCTGTGGAAGATCGACATCAACGGTTCGCCATATTTACAGACGTATGTGGCGTAATGGGCCGCCTGACAGAGATAATCTGGTGCGCGTCGGTCCTGGCGGCTGACATCGAGCAGGAGCAATTGTCAAGGCTGGACCTGTCCGACCCGGCAACTAACGAGCAGATCAAAGAATTGAGACGCCAGAACAAGCGGCGGCGGCAGGCAGCAGAACGGGAACCATTGTTTGAAGGGACAGAAGAATGAGCAAGCACATTGACAAGTTAAAAGCAAGGGGCAGCGGTTGTCCGGCCTGCGGGCATTATTGCACCTGCGGGCTGACAGGCAGCTTCATACAACTCCCAGGCGGCGCGTGGCTGCGTCCTGATGACGTGAGCGCCGTGATACCGACAGATACCGGGGTTGAGGTTATTTTGGAGTCTGGTGGCTCCCTGGCCGTCCCCTGCGACGACGAGGGCATGGCTGAAACCCTGGCCGACGAGATCGCGGATCAGATCGGGGGTGCTGTATGAGTTTCCCGAGCAATCCGAAGGTGGGCGACCGGGTAGCTATTCCCGGCTGCGAGCCCGAAACCGCCCCGAACGGTTGGCGATGTGATGGGGCGTATTGTGTTGTCGGTTCTGAGGAGTATGGGCGAACTTTTGAGTATATCGGCGAACCCCTATCAGCCCAGGTCAAGGCCCTGGAAGCGGAGCGGGACGAGCTGCGGGACGAACTGAAGCACGAAGTCAACGTCACAGCGACCCAGAAGGCTCAAATCGAGCGCCAACGCGCAACCCTACGTCAAAAGGACCGGATCATCCAAGACCTGGGTGCGGCTCGGCATAACCAGTGCGAGGAGAACAAGCGGCTAGATACGGAGTTGACCTGTGCAAAGGCGTCCATTGATACCCTGCGAGCCCGGCTAAACCAGCGGCCTCGCCCAAGCCTGAACCAAGCAACGCGCATCGAATGGCTGGAGGGCGTCGTCGAGTCCCTGCGAGCCCAGATCCGCGAGCGGGACGGCATTATCGTGGACCTGCGGGCCCGGCTCAGGATGGAGCAGATATTCGGCAAGGGGGGCGGGAGATGATGCAGACCGTCTGGCTACCAATCATCGTCACCGTGCTGGCTGCGCTGTGGGTCACCCGTGTTTGGCTCAAGGTGCCCCACGACCTGTTCGCCGGTATCGAGCTACTGTTTCACGCTGGCGGGGCTGTAATCGCGTCTCTGGCTGCGTGGGCGATTTGGGGGGTGCTGACATGAGCAATAGCAGACAATACCTAGTCACGCAGTTCGTGTGCAGCGAATGTGGGAGCGCGCTTAGGATCTCGTACGACCTACCCCGGAACTATCACCCAGCAATTGATTGTGGCATCACGGGTGCAGACAAGGTTACCAGCACGCCGCTATCCATTCACCCATGTGGCAGGTGTTACGGAGAAGCTACGGCACCAGTTCAAAAACTGAGAGAGGCCTTGAGGCTTATACAGGAGAAAGAGCAATGAGCGAACAGAACCTCCTACGAATGCGTCTGCAATACGTCGAGCGGTCCATACAGATCCTCAACGACAAAATGGCTAAGCTGCAACCAGCAATCGAGAAGTTGGAGGCTGAGGACCTGGAAGCGGAGACGTACCGCGCCGCAGCCGAGGACTTGCACTCAAAGGTTGAGAGGCTGGAGAATGAGAAAACCTAGGCGCATCTACGAACCGTTGTTCAAGGCCACGTATTTCCTGTGCTACGGCTGGGCACCTGCTGACCTGGACGCATTGCTCAAGAAGGAAGCTAAGGGTTGTGACGGCCTGGGACCGAGGAAGGATGAAGAGGGCTCCACGATCCGAGACGACCGGGGCGTGTTGTTCGTGTGGTCATTGAGGCGTGATCCTTCGGTATTCGCTCATGAATGCCTACACGCTGCCACGTTTGCCATGACAGACCGGGGCATACGGTTTTCGCGGGAATCTGACGAGGCGTTTGCGTATTTGACTGAATTTTTGATGCGGGAAGGACTGAAGAAGTGAACGAACAGAAGAAACCTATCCGAATCACGAAGCCCAGGCCGATAGTCGGTAGTTCCCGGGTGATGCGGAACGGGCCGTGTCCGTGCGGGAGCGGTAGGAAGTTCAAGAAGTGCTGTATGGACCAAGCAACGGAGATCCTGACCAATGAAGGCTGAGATCACAGAGAACGGGACATTGATTGTGTCGCCCGAGAACGGGACCGAGGCATACGCCCTGGGTAAGTGGTCGGATGGTAGACCTATCATAAACGATGTGTTGGTTGACCTGGATTCGTGGAGGCAGACCAATGGCTGATTTCGCCGTATGCGTAGCGAGTCCTCAGAAGTACCCGGTCTTGGACACTGAGTTGGTTGACGGGGTGTATTGTGTACAAGTCGCTCAAGAAGATGACAAGTCGGAGACTGAGGAAGAGTGACCCATTGCGTCTACGACAACCCAGCGACGTTCAACCGTGAGGTATGGTATGGCGGCAAGATGCTGTCTTCTGTATCCAGCGCGGTTATAGACGCGGCGGCCTTCGCGGAACGGTATCCGGGTGAACCTTTCTTTTCCCCTGGCACAGTCCACAGCGGCAGTTTAGAAGCGTTGGCAGAAGTGAACCCTGAGTGTACTTCCTTCGACAAAAACGAACAAAACGCAGGCAGTTCTTAGAAGTAGCCCACAGTTTGTTTGTTAGGCTGTCAGAAAAGACACCCCACAATCCTGACAAACCATTCGACACAACGGAGAAAGAGAATGACTACTGGATGGGAAGATTGGTACAAACAAGAAGATCCTTTTCACGACGACGGTTATACAGACGGACCTTGTTGCGCAAACTGTATTGAACGGGGGCGGATGGGCTCATTGATTGGCATGATTCACACGCTACCAGAGGAATATCAAAAGAGATTCCTGCCGTGGATAGAATCAACCAAACCGAAGCAGATGCCAGACAAGAGAGATGAGGATTACTTCAAAGCGGTCTTGATGAACGAAATACAAGACGCAAAGCAGTTTGCAAAAGAGCCTTTTGTAACCTGTGGCCGCAAAATCTACGACCTCATCAGGGATGAACAAGGCACTATCTGCGGCCTTAGAGCCGAGGTGTATGGCGTGCCCGGTGCCAATGTGAAGATACATTGCGACGGTGGGCTTATCGCCCTATAGACCAGACAAACCCTCAGTACTTATTGATAACTGTCAAGGTTTCGACACAAACCCTCATGGCGTGAGCCAGCATGGGTAACTATGACCAAAGAAGACACAAAAGAACTCCGAGAGAACATCACCGATTGGCGGTGGCGGCTCAACCACCTGTACCAGATTGTTGACGAAGGTGGTAACAAGATCGTGTTCAAAGAGAACCAGGCGCAAGCTCATGTTCTCGACGGCATTCACTGGCTCAATATTCTGCTTAAGAGTCGTCAACATGGGATGTGTCTGGACCCGAACACTCCCGTTCTTACTGCTGACTTGAGGTGGAAGCCGATCCAGGATTTTCAACCCGGCGATGAGATTGTCAGTGTGGATGAGCATAACCCCGGCGGGCGTGGTCGTGCCCGCAAGATGCGAGTGGGTGTGGTCGAGGCCGCGTGTGAGGTACACCGTGAGGCATACCGGATAACACTGGATGATGGTCGTGAGTTGGTGTGTAGCGGTAAGCATCCGTGGCTCACAATTCCCCCGGCGAGCAGAACGTCTTTGAAATGGCGTTCAATTGATGGCGAGGGCACGGGGAATAAGAAGAGGTGCATAAAACCCGGCTATTACATCAAATCCATAACACAGCCATGGAGTGACCAGAGTTACGAGGATGGATGGGTTGGGGGAATGATTGATGGCGAGGGTTCTTTTTACTCCAAGAAGACGACCAGTCAACTCGGTATTACACAACGAAGTGGCGGTGTTTGGGATAGGCTCATGTCTTACTTACGTAAGAATGGGTATCACTTCAATGAATACACTGACAACAGAAAACGAAAAGGGAGCGGAGGGTTTAGCGACAGGCCAGTCCAGAGGGTAGAAATATGTCGGTCTGACGAGATATTCAGGATATTTGGCCAGACAAGGCCCTCCAGGTTTGTGACTGAACAGTGGTGGAACGGAAAAGAACTGCCAGGAAAAAAGACCGGCACTAGTTGGGCAAAAGTAAAGAGCATTGAGCCAGTTGGTAAACAGCGGCTTATTGATTTACAGACAGACCGTGGGACATATATTGCGAACGGTCTTGTGTCCCATAATACCACCCTCTTTTGCCTTCTCATGCTGGACTACGCAGTCTTCAATGAGAACGTACAGTGTGGATTTGTGGCGCATGGCCTTGAAGAAGCAAAAAAGATATTTCGCAACAAGATCAAGTTCCCGTTTGAAAATTTACCACCAACTATACGCAAGGGTCTCGGCAAACCACTCAAGGACGACGCTTGCATTTTAGAATTGCCGAACGGCTCCGCGATCACGGTCGCAACTTCCTTAAGGAGTGGAACTTATAACTGGGTGCATGTCTCGGAATATGCCAAAATATGTGCAAAATATCCAGAACGGGCCAAGGAAGTTCGTTCCGGTACAATGGAGACTGTCCATCAGGGTAATTACCTGACCATTGAATCGACTGCGGAAGGCCCCGAGGGCGACTTCTACGAGCGTTGCAAGCTGGCTCAAAGTCTGCTGCGCCACGGCAAGGAACTCGGCCCGATGGACTACAAGTTCTTCTTCCTGCCTTGGTTCTGGAAGGAATCAAACGTCACTGACCCGGCGTTTGTCGAGATCAAGCCCGAGGACGAAGAATATTTCGCCAAGGTAGAGGCTGAGACCGGCTACAAGCTGAGTGCGGAACAAAAGGCATGGTATGTGGCCAAGCGCGGCTCTGCCAAGTCTGAGATGATGCAGGAGCATCCCTCGACGCCTGACGAAGCGTTTTCTACTTCGGTTGAGGGTTCCTATTGGGGTGACGTGCTTCAGAGTCTTTACATCAAGAAGCCGCCGCAGATAACGAGGTTAATCCACGACCCGAGCCTGCCGGTCCACACGGTCCACGACCCTGGCTATCACTGGGCGATATGGTTCGTACAGGACCCGGACGGTGTGTACCCCAAGTTCCTCCGGTACATCGAGGACATCGGGCATGGCGTTGAGTATTACATTGAGCTACTGGACAAGCTCGCAGACGAGAACGGGTGGCGTTACGGTCGTCACATTGCCCCTGTTGACGTAGACAATAACGGCCAGCGGCAAGTTGCCGGCGACACGATCTTGGAGCGAGCGGAGCAGAACGGGCTTCATTTCGAGGAACTTGAGATTGTCAAGGACTCCGAGGACCTGATTGAAGAGGCCAGGGTGGCATTGAACACCTATTTCTTCGACGAGGACGGGTGCAAGGACGGGCTGAACGCTTTGAAGTCATTCAGGCGTCAGAAGATGAAGGGCTTATCTACAGACGACAAGCCCATATTTCGCAACAAATACGAACACAACTGGGCGTCACACGGCGCGACTGCATTTTACCACTTCGTCAAGGCCAGGCGGGACGGGCTGTTCTACGGCGCGAGTTACCAAGTTCAAGAAAGCAGGCACATTGTGCGTTCACCGGGGATGTTTTAATGGAAGACCACGAAATCCTAGACAAAGTCATTGAGTTCAAGACCATTGCCGAATCTGGTAATGGCGATCTCAAGGAGCGCATGGCCAAGAACTTTCGCAACGTCCACGGCGACCCTTGGGACCCCCAGGAGCGTGCCTGGAACGAGGCGCGTGGCAAGCTGTGCGTCCACATCCCCTTAATCCGACCTCAAACGAACTTCCTCTTGGGCTCAGTCGTCCAGAACCCTAAGGATGTCACAATGGTCAACCATCATGGTGGTATGAAGCTGCTGGCTGACCTTCAGAGCGCTCTTATCAAGCACGCGATGAGCGACGAATCAGCCAAGTTCGAGCTTGCCCACTGGTTCCAGAGCGGGATTGAGACGGCTTGCGGGTATTTGGGCGTGTTTGTAGACCATTCCCGAGACCCATTGTACGGCGATTTGGAAATCAGGAAGCTCGACCCGTTTGACGTGACGTTCGACCCGACCTGTAAAGTGTACGACCCCAACTCAGTCAAGGACGGTGCTAAGTTCGTCTTCTGGGAGCCGTGGGTTGATAAGGACTACATCGAGGAGAAGTACCCCGGTAAATGGGCTGAGATTGACGAGGGCCACGCACCCGGCGCGTCGTTCGCTTCTCGGATCATGCGGAACATCTTCGGCGTCAAGGCCCGGAGTGTCGCTTCTTCTTCCGGCGAGATCCTGACTGAGGACTATTCCGAACTCAAGGTCCGGCTTTCGCATTGCTGGTGGAAGAGTTACAAGCAGGTCCACTACTTCTACGACCTGCGCAAGGGCGAAGAGGCTGAACCTACTGTCATCACGGACAAGAAGGAACTGACCAAGGCCCGCGCGGCCATGAAGGACTATGAAGGGACCTTTGAACTCAAGAAAGCGATTGTCCCTTGCATGAACCACACCACCTTCTGTAAGGACGTTTTGATCGACCACGAAGAGGATGAGCTTGGCTTATTGTCCACAGGCACCGCGGCGTTCCCTATCGTTCCGTTCTACCCGTATTTCTCCAGCGGGTACAAGAGTACCGTGGTAGACGACCTAATTGGCGTGCAGCAGTTCGTCAATTATACCCGTTCAGCCACGTTCAATCTCCTGAAGGGCCAGGCCAACAGGGGTTGGAAGATCAAGAAGGACGTTGATGGCACGTTCGCCAATTGGTTGCAGAATCACGGCTCTGAGGATGGTGTGGTCATCGACAAGTCACGCGGCGGCGGCGATGCGGATGAGATCCGGCCTGCTCCACTGAGTACCGCGCACGAGAACCTGACCCAGATCGGCAAGGGCGAGTTCCGCGAGATCACCAATATTCGCACCGACTCACCCGAAAGGGACCAAGAAGACCTGTCCGGACGCGCGATTGCACTGAAAAAGGAAAGCTCCGAGACCGGAATCAGCCCGATCCTGTTGAACTTCGACTATTCCCTGAACCTTCTCGGAAACTACCTATCAACCGTCATCCGGGCCACAAAGGTCTATTCCTTGCGTGAGATCAAGATGGTAGTTGAGGAAAAACGGCTGATCGACCCGAAGCTATTGGACGAAGCCCGGCAGGTTGTCGCAATGCAGATGGGCATCCAGATCCCCAAGAAGCAGCACTTCAACCAAGATTCCATTATGAACATGCCGGTGGAGCAGGCCGACGCTGTCACCCAGCAGCTTGAGCAGATGGAAGCGACCCGTCAGAGCATCCTGGCCCAGATAGACGAGATTGCCAAGCCGATTGTGATCTCCGGCCTGGTGGACGCACTTCGCAACACGGCTGCGGGCCGGTATTACGCGAGCGTATCGACAAGCGCTTCCGCCCCGAGCGCCCGGTTCAAGCAATTCGCGGAGACTGTGGAACTCAACGACGTTTTGATTAAGAGTGGCCTCCCGCCGCTACCCCCGAAGCACATCATTGACGCATCTGACGTGCCTAACAAAGAAGAAATCCTTGAAGGCCTTGGAGCATAGAGATGGAAGTAAAAGGGACATCAGTAGCCACGGCACAAGACGTGATGGGCGCGATCTATCAGTCTGCAATGCCAGTGGCAAGAGAGAGATACGCCCGCAAGATTCAGTTGATGGGCAAACCCGTCATGAAGCCTGACCCGCACGAAGCGCACCGCCGCGGATACGGTGACGGGTTCTGTGACGCGATTTTCTACATCACAACGGGACAGATCGAGATTGCAACATTTGAGGTGAACGATGGGACTGACAGCGATAACGCACGCAAATAGTCCGTACACGACGGACGAGATCCACGACATGGGCCAGGTCGGCTCTGCGAATCCGCGGAGTAGGCGTGGTATTGAGAACCGTAAAGCCGCGGCTATTTCAATGGCTGACCGGCTTATAGCAAAACTGAAAGAAAGGCAAAAGAATGAAACTGACACAGCAAAATAGGCTGACTGACGAAGAGATCGCCAAGCGCGAGGCCGACAAGATCGTAAAGGACAAAAAGGCGAACGAAGAGCGACGCGCCAAGGAGAAGGAAGCGATTGATGCGAAGGCAGAGGCTGGTGCCAAGATGGAAGAAAAGGCTCAAGCTGAAGCCATCAAGGCCGAGAATGCCATAATTAGACGGCAGATCAAGGAGCGAGAAGAGTATCTCGCTACCCCTCTTGACACAAAAGACGAAGAACGACTCACACTTCTTGAGGAGATCGCTAATAGCGGCAAGAGTGTCGCCGCCGATCTCATGAGAGAGCTTGCAGACCTTCGAGTCCGCTCGAAAGCCAAAAAGCCCGACAAGAAGTAGCTCAAGGGCCAGCCAGTCCAAGAGCCTCTTACGCTGACCACGGTCTGGCATCCGTGTGAGGCGTGTCCCTGGCGTGTCCCAGGCAATGTGGCGCAGGCATCCGTCGGCCAATAGGCGGTTTCCGCACTGGATAACAGCGGCATCTAGTTTTCCCCTGACGCTCAAACAGGTTCATTTGAGGTTCCGGTTTACCTTGCCGGCACATGAAAGGACATCGTTATGTCAAACACATTGAAAGAATTGATCGGAGACCTTCCGACAGTGGAACCCGTCGAAGCAGCCGTAGAGGACCCCGCACCCCAGCCGCCCGAAGAGGAAACCTCTCAAGCAGAGGAAAAGCCTCAAAGCGCCGTTAAGGAAGAGGTTCCTGCGGCTGCTGAGACATCAGAAAAGCAGTCTGATTCCGTACCGCTTCCCGTTTTCATGGAGTTCAAGCACGATCTCCGCGAGGTGCGACTTGAGAATCAGAGACTTCAGCAGCAGCTACAGACCCTCCAAAGCCAACCGGCTGTAGAGGAAATCGCAGACCCGGACCCCGTACCAGAGTACATCAAGTCGTATCGAGAGCGGTATTACGAGGAAAACGGCGAGTACCCGGACGACGATAACATTCCGGTCCCGGCCAAGGTCATTCTTGCCCGAGATGAATGGCGAGAGCGTAACGCACAAAAGAGTCAAGCCAAAACTCAGGCCCAGATTCGTGCGAATGCGTTGAACGCCGCCCGGACATCTACTATGACCGACGCTGTATTTGGCGAAGGGCTTGGAATTGACAATGTTGTCGCTATCGGTGAAGCCTTCTTGACTGAAGGTGACAAGCTCGACATTCAGAACGCTGGGGACAAATGCCCCGATGTGATGTACCGTCGTTGCTACGACCGAGCGGTCGCGTCTGGCACGCCCCAGGGGATTGCCCTGGCACAACGAATGCACGCTGCTTTGAGCCCGAAACAACCCACTGTAAAAGCGCCTCCGGCACAACCGAAAGCCCCATCCGCAGAAGAGGTCTTGGATAGACCTCAACACGCCATCCTCTCAAATTTGGGATTGGTTGGATAGGGCCTTTAGAAAGGCCAAATAAACATGGCAGCTACAAGTTACGCATTTACCGATCCTCGCGCCCAAACCATTTGGGCACCGGACATGTTCGAGTATGCACTTGAGAACAGTCGTTTGACTATGCTCATGGGCAACTCGAAGGACAGTATTGTTCACGTCAACAAGGATCTGACCACCAAGCAGGGTGGAACGATCATCTTCAAACTGCGCAATCGCCTCTCCGGTGGTGGCCAGGGCGATGACGGGGACACCACGAACAACGAAGAAGCGATCACCAAGGGCAACATGTCTCTTGAGGTGCATGAAAGAATGCACGCCGTCAAGAGTGCCGGCAAGATGAGTGAGCAACTCACCGACGCCAAGGGCACTGAAGGTTTTCGCCAGGACGCCAAGGAAGAGTTGGGCGTATGGACATCTGAGGCCATCGAGGACGATCTTGTGACCTGTATGTCCGGTTGCTACAACGAGAACTCCGGCGGTTCTGACATCCAGACCATCAACGAGTCCTACCCCGAGTCTGACCGTATTTGGTACGGTGGCCAGAGCATCACGTCCTCGCCTGCACTTGGCAATTCCGGCGCAACCTACGCGTCAGATGCTCTTTTGACCGCAGGCACCACAGCTTCCAATTACTTCGGCACGCTGGTCATCTGGTACGGTGGCCAGAGCATCACGTCCTCGCCTGCACTTGGCAATTCCGGCGCAACCTACGCGTCAGATGCTCTTTTGACCGCAGGCACCACAGCTTCCAATTACTTCGGCACGCTGGTCATCAATAAGGTCAGAGCCAACGCTCTGTCCGCAGCCCCCAGGTTCACGCCTGGCGTGTTCCGTCAGGTCTCTGCTTCAGCTGAGCGCGACGTTCGTTTCCCGAATAAGGGCAAGAGGCTCGGCAACTACTTTGTTGTCCTGGCTCACCCCGAGCAGATTGAAACCATGCGTGCCGAGGTTGGTACAAATGGCTGGGCCAACATGACGGCCCTCTGTCGCCAGCAGGGCGACGACCACCCGATCTTCTCCGGTGGAAACGTTCTGTGGAACGGCTGTATTGTGGTCGAGTACGACCGGATCTTGAAACGCACTGGTGCTGGTGGCACGACTCTGGCCGAAGGGTTCGCCCTGAATGCCGGTCGCACTGCAACGAGCGATGCCTGTGCAAGTGGCGATAGCGTCTGCCGCGCCCTGTTCTTGGGTGCCCAGGCTGCGTGCTTCGGTTGGGCGATGTACCCCGGTTGGTTCGAGGACTACATTGACTGCAACAAACTCAAGGTCAAGACAGACATGATCTACGGTGTCAAGAAGACCAAGTTCAACGCCCACGGTGGGACTACTGCCGGGTCTGAACATGCGGTCTACGCTATCGACACCGAAGTGTAAGACTCCTTCTCTCTTCTCCTCCCTGGGGAGTGGGTTCGCCTGCTCCCCTATTTTCGAAAGGACAAAACCATGAAAAAGTGGTTTATTGCATTGGCCTTGTTCCTTTGCTTTTCTGCGGTTGCTGAAGCGACCTACCATGAGGTCACTTTTAAGTACCCCGACGGCAGAACGGTAACGGACATCTCAAAGGTCTACATCTACACACCGGGGACAACTACCTCGGCAACGATTTACGCCGACGCGGCTCAAACGAACGCCATCACTGTACCCATCACGACTTCTTCCACGAACAGTACTCTTTCCAACGGTACTTTGAAGTGGTATGGCCCTGACGGTTACGACTACTGGGCGACGAACAGTCAAGTCTACGTGAGTAACGCCAACACAGGAACGGTCACAGGCAGTACGGGAACGCTCTATTTTCCGCGGTCCATTGAGGACTACACCAACCGGACCAAGTGCGAGTTCAAGTCTAATCCTGTCACGTCCAAGATTGCTGGCGGAGCAGCGACCGGAACAGCGGGCGACGAGAATGTCATGTCTATCGACGGCGTGAACTTCGAGTACCACATTATCGGTACGGCTACCGCCGTGGCCCCCATCTTGGTCGCTGGTGGTCTTGACGTTGGTCTTGACGACGCCAATGACGAAGGTGTAGAAATCAGTCGCGGCATTACAACGCAGTCCAAGGACAAGTTCACTATCGGGACGGACGCCTTTTATCTCAAGGTCAAGCTCGACATTGGGGACGTTTCTGGCACTGACGACTGTGCAATCGGTTTTCGGACCACGGAGGCATATCAAGCCGCCCTGGACGACTACAATAACGCCGCCGTACTGAATGTGATCTCTGGTAATATCACTATCGAGACCATTGACGACAACGGTGCGACGACCAGCACAGATACCACCGACGATTGGGCTGATGGGGCATCAAAAACCCTTGAAGTTTACGTCAGTGCGGCTGGTGTAGTGACGTACAAGATCAACGGTTCCGCACCGACGACCACAGCGGCTTTCACCTGGGACGACGGTGATACTGTGGTTCCATTCATCTACTTTCTCCACGATAGCGATGTCGCGGAGGGCACGTTCATCGAAGACTTCGAGTGCGGCCTCCAGTAAGACTCTCTCTTCTCTCTTTCCCTTGGGGGCTGGGCCTTCCCGGCCCCTTCTTTTTCAAAAGGAATCATCTCATGAAACGATATTTGATTTTCAGTTTGCTGGCCCTGGCCATCGTCTCGCTCTGTATGGGTGCGGTGGTGTCTGTTGCGACGCCTCAGTCGTTGTGGGATGACATAGGGACCATCACATCTTCCTCGACGACCCCTGCGGTTGGTGCGAGGGATTACTCGGCAATGTGGACGGACCTGTCTGCCGCCGAAACAGTCAAGTGGGACGTTGACGGCGACACGACTGGTATTGAGCTTCGGTTCCAGACCAGCGCAAACGCCGACGCTCACGTTGTCGAAATGTGGCTTGCCTCCGGTGCCACTTACGCTGGCGGAACTTCCGAAGAGTCGTTCATGCTCGGCGCTATATTCACTCTGACAGGTGGCCAACAGGTTGGCCCGAACACCAACGTCTTTGTCGATACGATTGAGAGGACGGATTACACACTCGGGTCAAGTGCTATCTCGGACAGCGGAAATGACCGAGTAGCGACCTATCGCGTCGATCTACGAGGCTACAAAAAGGTCATCTTCATTGCCACAACTCTCGAATCAAGCTCCACACTTTACGTTGATGCAAGGCGGTACTAAGCATGAAGAGGGTACTCATATTTCTGTTGATTTGCGCTTCTGCGTTCGGTCAGTTTCGCGGTAGGTACACAGGTCTAGGTCGGTACGCGCCGGGCGGAAGTTACCGGAACGGGTACACCAATACGAATTCCCTCTCTTTCACCGCCACCCTCTCCGGCTACATAAACCTAGCCATAGCCCACGAAGGCACATGCAACGTCTACGCAGATGGTGTGCTGCTGGGGTCTGTCGATCCGTTGGGTGCGGAGGAATTGCAGAACGGAGATTTCGCCGACTGGACCGGGGATGATCCAGATTCGTGGACCGTCCAAGAGGCAGGCGACGCGACATCTAACATTACTGAGGGGGCTAGCGGAAGTACTTGCAGGATCATTAGTGACGGAACCAATACTTATATACTCCAAGACATATTAACTGACGGTAGTCTCTTTAAGGTGTCTATTGAGCAGCCAACGATCACATCTGGTCAGTTGAGTTTTCAGGTTGGCACAACATCCTACGATATTCCTTCTGTTGCTAGCAATATTCAATATTTGCGAGGGGAATCAAATACAAACTTTGTCGTTAAGAGAAAATTAGGTGCAGCGTGCGACGTCACCATTGACAATGTTTCTGTCAAACAAATCGGCGAAACCTCCCTCTACGTCACCCAAGGTCAGACCGTAGACATAGTCTTTTCGAATCCCGAGACTGTCACGTACTTTGATGCAGACGGTGCCAGGCTCAAAGGCGATTTATCTCAGTTCGGCCAGTTCACGAATCTTGAGGAATTGACCACTCCGAACATGGACCCGGTGGGCCATATTACGGATACGGAGTTGTTGACTAATTCGTATAGTCCGAGTGATTTAAGTAGTTGGACGACGGTTAATGGGGGATGGGCGGTTTCAGATGGTGCCTTTATAGGTACAGGGGACGGCATCAATAATATTGTTTTGGCCCAAGATTTCGGATTAAGCGGCGCGGTTGGGGGTATCTATCTAATTGAGTATCGTGTCACACAAAATAGTCTGGTTGGTGTGACCAACTGGGCTATGAGTGCTGTCGGTGCATTTGAAGCGGATTTTGAGATGGATGCCTCGATAGGTGTACATCGCTATACCTTGTTTGTAGTCAATGCTGCACCATTAGACGACTTTAGGCCATACATAAGGACTGGCAGCACCAGTGGCACACTGACTATAGACTACTTCTCCATCAAGGAAATCACCAACAGCGTGGCGAACGGCGGGTTTGATGCCAGTACATGGAGCGGGATTCCCACAGCAGACAGTCCATCCTCGTGGTCGATTAGTGCCGACAATGCGGTGTATTATATTACCGAGAGTGTTGCCGGTGGAGAGGCCAGGCTTGTCAGTGATGGCACATTCATTCAGATGAATCAAAATGCACTGAACTCTGGCGATCAATACAGGTTTTCGCTAGATGCGGTGTCGACATCTGGTAGTGTATCTTATTGCAATGGCACAACTGGTTCAGGAATAGACGGTTTAAAAGCTATAGGGACAGAGACTCGTGTGGCTTACGCCCTTGCTCCTGATGATGTCATAGGGATTCGCAGTTGGGCAGTCCCTGCTGATGTTGTATTCGACAACGCACTTATCTTACCCTGGCCCGCCGAGAACATCGGCAGCATCAACCAGTTGCCACTCGCCACAATGACAGACCTGACCATCACCGCAGCGAGTAACGTGGCGTGGGTGGATGGTGCGCTGGATAGAGAACGCAACCTCACTACGATCTACCTCGATGCTTTGAACTGGTCTGGGGCCGAAGTCAACGCTTTCTTTGCCAGC